ATGGTATCGTGGGTTTATAATTTAGGTGGTGGAAACCTAAGCGCAAGTACTCTTTTGAAAGTACTAAACGCAGGAGACTACGACGGCGTGCCTGCTCAGATGATGAGATGGAATAAAGCAGGCGGCAAAGTGTTAGAAGGATTAACAAGGCGTAGACAAGCAGAGGCAGATTTGTTTGTAGCATGAAAGCCTTCTTCCAAAAACTTAATTACTACCTTGCTAAGGTATATATGCCGATATGGAAAGTAATATTTTGGCTTTATGAGTATATTAAGTATGCATTGTTTCCTAGATATAAACTACTCGTTAGTTATAATCAGACATGGGGCGATGCAGATGACCAAGAGTTCTTAGTAAAGAAGTTTCACAAGAAACAAGAAAAATTTTTACAGTTCACAACTGATGATGATGAATTAGTAGAAATACGAGGGGCTGATGGTCTCAATTATAGGATAGAACAGTTATGAATCAATTACTAATAGGAATAATTTTAGTACTTGGCTTAGGAGGATATTGGTTATACAATGAAAATGTTACTCTTAAAGCCAATAACTTAGCACTAGAAGGTGCGGTTGCAACGCAGGAAGCAGCGATAAAAAATATGCAAACAGATTTTGCCTTACAGACAACCCAACTGAATGACCTGCAAAAGAAGTCTCAAGAAGCACAGAAAGAAATGAATCGATATCTCGATATCTTCAAGAGACATAATTTAACTAAACTAGCGGCTGCAAAGCCTGGGTTGCTAGAACCAAGAATCAACAATGGAACGAAAGATGTATTTGACTCAATCGAAGAAATTAGTAGGACTATTGACTCTCTCGATAATGGCGTCGAGTTGCAGTCTAATCCCGACTAAACAAATAGAAGTAACAGCAAAGCCAATGGATAGGATTATCACACAACCTGTGATGCCCCGCGAAATTGACTTGAAAGAACCTCTATGGTATGTAGTGAGTGATAAAAACATTGATGAATTCCATGACAGGTTGACGAAGGAACATGGCCAGATAGTATTTGTAGCCATGTCAATCCCTGATTATGAGTTGATGAGTTATAATATGCAAGAATTAAAGCGATATATAACGGAACTCAAAGAGGTCGTGGTTTACTATGAAAAAGTAACAGACCCAGACGCTTTGAAAGATGAAACAGATACCAATTAAAAATATAAAATTATTGAGAAAACTCGATAGTTTTGCAACAAATTTATATAAATTACCTCACACATTTGAGGCTTTACCAAAACCAGATTTAACATTTGCCACACTCAAGACCTTGATGGCAGATGAGAAGTTTGTAGGATACCCTAAACAACATAATTACCAATCTTATGAGGGAGAAGTAGTACCAGTACAAGCTGGTATGAATAAGAAAAGACTAAGAACAGAGAAGTACTTTTTCTTAAAACTCTTTCAATATGGTATGGGAGAACACTTCCAGCAACACCCTAATTGGTATTATGATACATTGACAGTTATGCCCCCACGCTGGGGACATACAGGGTGGCACAACTCTAAAAATAAAGGCAGACATTACATCAGATTTATTCATAACACAGGTAGTGGTTATTCAATATCAGTAAAAGATAAAAAGTCTACTACTGTTAATGACCAATGGAGAGGCAATGTAGGTGCAGGAAACTGGACTTGCGTTAGTGGAACAATGGGCAAAAACGGAAAGACATGGTTTGCTGACCACAACACAGGTGGTTGGCCTAGAGTAGTAATAGATGTAAGCATACCAGAAAAGTACACCTCTGAGTTGGAGGGTGCTATTAAATTTATAACCACGTACTGATGAATGAACTTTTATCCTTTTTATGACCTAAGCAAACAAGCTTTACGCTACATGAACCCAGAGAACGATTGGAGGTTTATCCATGCCGACTCTTATGGTTTATACAATCTTTTACCCAACTTCATATACACTTCTAGTTTCCCGCCCTGGGAGTTCTATAAAGACCGACTTTTTACTGAAATAAGAAATCATATAGGTTTATCTACCGCAATTATATCCAACTTGACTTTAGTTAGAGCAACAGAACATACCATATGCCATGAAATGAAAAAACATACAGGCATAATTATGGTAAGCGGAGAAGCTTACGCAGCAATTTATAGTGGAGACTATGATGGTAGTGTAAAACTTGCTAAAAGAGCAATTGGAATGCATGCTCCTCACTTAAATCATTGGCATAATTATGATGCTTTTGGTTTCAATGTAGACCCAGACAAAGTATTATTTCCAGGCGCAAGACCTCTCAACTTCTATCCAAAGCCAGGTGCTGTATTTTATTATTTCAAGATAGATGATAAGTGGCTAGAACAACAAGGGATAAAAGATGACAAGTAAAAAACAAATAGAAAAAGCACAAGTTAATGATACTCCTACAAGAGAAGAGCCGATCAGAATATTTGTAGGAACTTCTGAATGGGAAGATAGGTGGATAGAGAGAATATTAGTATATACTTTATTACAAAATACCGATAGAAAACTAGAGATTACAATGATGCGACCAAGTATGTTTCCAGATTGGAACAAGAATGGTTGGGGAACGCCATTCACATGTTTTAGGTATGCTATCCCCTCGCTATGTAATTGGCAAGGTCGAGCAATCTATATGGACTGCGACCAAATGAACTTCAGAGATATTGGAGAACTATATGATGTAGACTTAGGCGACTGTGCTTTTGGTATGGTTTGGGACACATTAAATATGAATCCAAAAGAGTTTGAAGGTACAGAGTACGAAAGAGGTTGGTTTAGTGATAGTGTAATTGTGATGGATTGTAAAAAAGCAGCCCAATACATAGACCCAATTGAAAATATAGCAAACTGTGATTGGGGTTATAAAAATGTATTCAGTAAAAAGATTGGAAGCCCTTACAGAGATAAGGTAGAAGATAAGATAATAAAAAGATTAGACGCAAGATGGAACTCTTTTGATGGCTATGTTACAGACGGAGAATCTCCAGATAGACAACAGCAACAACAGTATGATATGGACGATATTTATCATCTACATTTTACTTCGTTGAGTTCACAAATTTGGCACCCCAAGTACTCTCCTCATGGAAAAGCTTCTTATAAGAGGAAAGACATAGCAACGAATCTATGGAAGACAGCGTTTAAAGTACAAGAACTAAAAGAAATATTTACTGACTGATGATACAAGAGTACGACAGATTACCAGAAGAATTACTAGATATATGTAAAAATACATTTAAGACACATTTAGGTATAGAAGGACACACAGGAAAAGGATTAGACCACAGTTTTAGAAAGACTGAGTGCAGATACATACAAAGAGCAAAACGAGTAGGTGCTCCACAGCCAAGAGGCATACAGTTAATGGAAGAGTGGATAAACGAACAAGGGTACGAATATACTCCAGAGATACTACAAATAGCCCGATATCACGAAGGGCATTTTTATAAGTGGCATACTGACGGAGATGGTAGAGGATATAGAAAATTATCTTTATCTTGCTTACTCAATGACCCTAGCGAATTTGATGGTGGAGAGATGGAATTTAAAATGCCAAACAGAGCCCACCCAGGCGGTTTAATTATGCAAGGACAAAAAACAAGTATGAAAATGAAAGAGGGTTGTCCTATAGTATTTATGCCTAATTTAGAACACCAAGTATTACCAGTACTAAGAGGACAAAGAGATAGTTTAGTAGTCTGGTTTTTAGAGAAGTGAAAGGATTTAAGTTATATAAAAATTTTATTACTGATGAAGAATGTGAAGCAGTAATAAATTCATGTAATAGAAAAGAAACAGACCACCTACAAAATAGATATGAGATACAAGAGTTTGATGTACCACAATCAGTACTAGATAAATCTCAGGAAATACTAGGTGAGGAAAAGATTATAGCAACTAGGGTACAATGCTACGAAGTAGGGCAAAGTTTTGCTCCACATAGAGATGCAGTATGGTATTCGCGAGATGGACAAGAAACAAAAGGACATCATGTTGTGAAACGAAATAGAAACTTAAGTATATCTATTTTACTAAATGATGACTTTGAAGGTGGTAGACTGATGATTGAAGGAGAGGACTGCAAGTTAGAGAAAGGCGATGCAGTATTATTCTCAGCAATGGCTCTACATTGGGTAGAAGGAATATGGGAAGGAATTAGATACGCAGTTGCTGTATGGAGTGGCGACTGGGGATTTAATGAAATTTCAAAGCGAGAAGAACGAAGACAAAGCGAATTACAAGACAAGTTATGAAACTACATGAATTATTAAAAATGCCATTCGAAGATTTTCTTGAAAAGCGAAAAGAAAAAGTATGGTTTGTAGTAAAGGGCATGGGTGAAAAAAGATTCCATGACTATTTTAGCTGGGAAGAAGCCGACCAGTATTTAAACTCCTATGGCTTATCTGGGCATAATCGTATGCCACAACTACAGATAATAGACAAGAACACAGGCAGAAAATACTGCCACAAAAAAGAAAGATACAAATTACAAAAGAGAGAAATCTTTACAAAATGGTGGGAAGGTAGTAGTTTCGTACTAACCCTTGCAGAGTTTTTGAACAAACAACTCTGGAAACAATGTGAAGATTTTGAAGAGTACTTCGGAAGAGGTCAGTCGAATATTTATATGTCTAGTCAGAAAAAGGCTAGATGTTTTCCTGTTCATGCTGATACTACGGAGAACTTTCTGTTCCATGTTAGGGGAACAGTTCGGTGGTATATTTATAATGAAACCGAACATGATTGTAAACCTGACGAGGCAACAGTAGACAAAGTGATAGATTTAGAAGAGGGAGACCTTTTGTATCTACCACCGAAACTTTATCATAGGGTAGAGACCCTAGGCCCAAGAATATCAATCTCTTTCCACTTTCACCCACCTAAGTGTGACTGGTGTGGTGTAGACCACGAAGAGCACCCTGGTAAGGTATGGAGAGAAGAATGGTTGGATTGGATTGGAGATATAAATGGCTGACGAAAGATTTAGCGGTGATATGTCACGAAACGAAGTTGAAATAGACTTAAATAAGTTCATGGAACTCGTTACTGAAAATAGCAATCTTAAAGCTAAGATTGTAGAAATGGAAGCAAACAAGGAGCCAGATAATCCATGGCAACGTTGGATATTCTTGTCTAACATGATTGACGCATGGAGAATCTTCCCAAGAGCTTTCCTTTCAATTTATATATTCTTACTTTACTATTCCACAATGTGGTTTATGAATTTGCCAGACCCAACACTTGAGCAATCAGGTTTAATCAGTATCATTGTTGGTGCAGGTGCTGCATGGTTTGGCTTATACGCTGGAACAGCGAAAGATAAGATAAACAGTAAGTAGTTATTAAACGAACTTAAAAATAGTTCTTGACACGACTTCAAATTTTATGTATAATATACATAATAAAAAAATAAAACTATAAATAAATATAGTTTGAGCAGTTTGGATACTCTCCTCAGGAAAAGTAAACAGAGGCTTTGCAGGGCAACCTTAATTCTAGCATAAGCGTGTGAACGCTATATAAGTAAATAACACAGCAAAGAGATAAAAAAGGTTAATGGCGAAGATTATGTATAACCCTACGGGGATTGAGGGGAGTATCCTTCTTTTTAGGAGCGATTATGGCAGACGAAGTCATAAGACAAAATATAGTAGAAGATAGCGGACTAAGAACATACGAGATAGATGGTATGCGAGTTACTATGCCCAGCGATTGGGACGACGATAAGAAACAAGCATGGTTAGAAAAAGCTCGTGTGGATATGCATCTTCGCAGAAACTTAAAGATGATTAGAAAAGATGGCAGTCAAGCAGTGCTTGGCAGAGCTTTCCGTCAGCACGGAGATGACAATGACAGTTGAAGTGGCGATGGAAAATATTATCGGAGTATTAGACGACACAATGGACACAATGCACAAAAGCGAAGTGTTGAGGAACAATCTTGTACAGCAACAGATAGAAATTGAGAAACAGATATCGTTGCTTGAAGGACAACTTCAACGCCAAAAAGAGTACCTTGCCAAAATAGAAGGCGGGTTAGATGTATTAGATGAACTAGCCAAGAAATGATTTGGGTAGTAGATGACTTCTATCCTAATCCTGATGAGATTCGAAAGAAAGCACTCAGGTTAGATTTTTGGAGAGGCACATCTAAGAAACAAAAAGCAAAGATATTTCACCCAGGCCACAGAGCTATTCCAAATAGACAATGGTGGTGGGAAAATAGAATTTACTTACGCAATCGTTGGAAGGACATAGCAAATGTTCAAGTGCATGATTTTGAAAGTATGAAATCGAGTTGTGCGTTTAACTTAGGATTTAAAGAAAAACAAAATAGATTTAACTGGCTTCACTCTGATGCTCAGTTTGAACCTAATACTTGTATGTATGCTTGTGTTATATATTTAACACCAAATCCACCTCCGAATACAGGAACTCTGTTATTAGAAAGTCCAACAGGAAGTATCTATGATGAGAAGAAGTCAGGTAAATGGAAGAAGCCAGATACCGTTTTTCAAGGAAACTTCTTTGACTACCCAGTTAGTGAACGATATAAAGTACACACTAAAGTAGAAAATAGATACAATCGTTTAATTATGTATGATGCTCGTATGCTACACGCTCCAGAAGATGCTGGCTTTGGCGATACCAAAGAAACTGCTAGATTAACACAAATAGGATTTTGGTATGGAGAAGATAGACTACAAATTTAATGAGGATACTGCACTAGAAGTTGTAAAGTCATATATAGATAAAACTTATGAACAACATTATGCAAAGGGTAAAATTCAGTCAACTGAGTTTGTATTCGATGCAGAGCATGGAGAAGGGTTTTGTATTGGCAATATAATAAAGTATGCTCAGCGATATGGGAAGAAACAGGGACATAACCCTGTCGACTTAATGAAGATTATTCACTACGCAGTTATGCTCTATGGCATGAAACATACCAAAGTAGTAGACGGAGAAGAATATGGCGCTTAGGCAAAAATCCCATGAAAAATTAGATGGAGCTAATGTACAACGAGTAATTGATGCCCTCGGCGGTGACGAACCAATCACCAAGAAAGAGGCTTGCGAAATGCTGAATATCAGGTATAACACGACCAGACTTCAGAGAATCATAGATGAACATACTGAGGTATGGGCGTATAAAGAAAAACGCAAAAGCCAAAACAAAGGTAAAGGTGCAACCCGAGACGAGATAAAAACAGTTATTGAGTACTATTTAGACGGAGATAATATTTCTGAGATAGCAACTCGAACTTATCGTTCGAACGCATTTGTCAAAGCAGTCATAGGTAGAGTTGGAGTTCCAGAGAAAGTATCAAATGAAGCACACTCTAAATGTTATAAACACACATGGCAAATGTTACCAGACGAATGTATTGCAGAAGAGTTTGAAGAGGGCGAAAAAGTATGGTCTGTAAAAGACAATGCTATCGCTTTAATTAAACGAGAGCAAACAGTAGAATATATGAATTCTATGCCTGGGTACATAAAACCTGTAGTGAATTACGAAGAAAAGTACGGAGCAAAAGGATATTCAATATATGTTCTTACTCCATGCGATCTTAGTAATAGTTTATTTCCGTGGCTAGATGGAAGTAAAGTCGGATATCACTCCTTTGCAATGGCTTACGATTTAGGTAGCCTTAAGCATTTGGAGCAATATGGAGTCACAATATAGTTTAGTATTATTAGCAATGTGGGGAACTACATGGGCAATGGTACAATGGAGAGTATTTATACCTAGTTTTGTAATACTAGGAAAAATGGATTCGACTAACCCGTCTTATAGATGGTGGCCGTTTGCGTGGATAATATTTGCGATTGGAAGTTTTATAACAGTTCCAATCATGTTATTACCATGCTTGAATGACAGGTATAGGGATATCTTTGTCAAAGGCTATGTAAATAGCTTAATGAAAATAGAATTATGAGAAGAATAATAATAGAAGCCCTTATGGCTAAATACAAGGGAGTAATCGCGGAGACAAGTGCTAATGTAGAAATATACCTGCGAAACCCAAATGGAATTGGTGAACACCCAGAAATACTGGAATCAATAGATACTCAGCTAGAGAAGCTGACAGCGGCACAAGAAAAACTTGAAGCCCTAGAAAAATTTATAAATCAATGAAAGAAAAACCACAGCATACAGTAGAACAATGTAATAAAAAGTTAGCGGCACTTATAGATAAACTGCAAAGTATAGATACAAGAGACCCACTACTTAGAGTTCATGTTGATGATGCTAAAATGTTGGCACAAGAGTTAAGTCATGAATCAGACTTCCTTAGTAGAGATAGATAGCTTTAAAGTAGGAATTATTCGAAATCCTTACGAAAGGATAATAACTGAATACAAAGAAAGCTGGGACTGGATTGGCTTAGAAAAGTGGCTAGAGAAAGTAGCATTACAACCACAATGCGAGCTTTTTAGAGATTGCGATGCAGTCGTATGTCTTGAAAATTGGGAAGCGGACTTTCGTATGTTAGACCTAACCCCTAGCGAAAATAGTATGAATAAGCTATCTAAAAATTATTCAGAGGACTATAGACGTTGGTATAGTGAAGAAATGAAATCTTTGGTAGACCAAATTGTACGTCCAGACCTTGATACCTATGGGTATAGGTTTTAAAAAATAGTTCTTGACGTCGCGTTCTTTTCCATATATAATATAAGAATAAATAGGAAAAGGATTGGCATGAGCGACAGATTTTATCAGCAGATGAGAGACGCAACGGGGTGGTGCCCTGGTATGCCAGAACATTTAAAAAATAAACGGAGAAGAAGAATGGCTTGGACAGATGAAGCTAAAGCTCAAGCAGTAGAGATGTATACTGCCGAAGACCCAACTCCAGAAAATAGTATGGAAGTTGTCAAAGAAATTGCTGCCGAATTAGGTGAGAGCCCAAATGGTGTCAGAATGATTTTGACAAGAGCTGGTGTCTATGTTAAGAAAACTCCTGCAACTAAAGCTACTTCAGGTGGTGGCGGTGGAGGCGGCAGAGTATCTGTTGCAGACGCTCAACAGTCAGTTATCGATGCTATATCTGATGCTGGTATGGAAGCCGATCAGGCGATTATCAGTAAACTTACAGGTAAAGCAGCTAACTACTTTGCAGAGATTATTAACAAACTAAACGGTTAACTACCCCAAACACGCTGAGTGCTTAGGTGCTCAGCGTATTTTTGTGCCTTTAGAAACAACCTTGCAAATTTAACCATTGGGTTCTTGGTAGAATACAATTTAAACCAAAAAGGAACTCATGAAGAAAGATGACTTTATTAAGCAGGTCGACAAGTGCGGCGATGCCATAATAACATATAGAAGTCAAAACAGTCGTAGACTAAAGTATAACGTCTGTACCCTTGACTTCGACAACAAATATATACAGTCCAAGAGAAATAGAGCAAAACCAAACGCTAATCAAGTGTTATTGTTTTGTTGGGATACAGATTCATATAGGCTATTAACGCCTGCAAACGTTACTTCTATAGTTCCTTTGTCAGCGATACTAAAGAATGATAGAATTACATGAAGCCCCAGCACTCTATGAGAAGTTAATACACTACAACGAAGCTAAACACGAAAAGATTTATCTTACTGTGAATACCTTCCGAGAAGTGGAATACTTGTCGTTGAGAAAATATTTTCAAGATTTTGACGAAGAATGGAAACCTAGCAAGGAAGGGGTAACTATGCCCTTAGATTTTACAAACAGCAAAGAATTATTTGCTGGATTAGTAGAAATTATATCTTTGGCAGAAGCCAAAGGAGTACTAGAAGAACATTTCGGAGAAATACTTAATGAGATTTACCAATAATCGACCCGTACATATCTATGGAGATAGCCATACTGCAGGGTACGAAATTGACCATGATGAAATATTAGGCAGAGACTGCTTTAAAGAAAAGAAAGATTTAATAGTTCAGTTTGGATTACACCAAGCAATATACTATTGGAATCAAAAAATGGGTAGAGCCACAAATATGTCTGTATTTGAATTTGCCCATAGACAATTACCAAATGCTTGGGCACCTCTGTTTGACCCCAATGCTAGAATAGTTACTTGGCCTGCCATGAGTAATGATTATTTACATTTACAAATAAAGTTTGATTATTATAAAAATAAGTTAAAATCTTATGAACATGTGTATCTACCTATACTCAGGCCCACGCGAACATTTAAACTCGACAATCACGGCAGATATGATTTTAGTAATGAAGATTTAGATGGCAACTCAGGAGCATGCTCAGACTGTCATTACGCTACTCTTTGGGCAATAGAAATAAGTGCAGTCATGGACTTTTTAGACCAAAAGAAAATATCTTATAGCTTTATACAAAACTTTGATATATTTGATGAAACAGCAAGTGAAGACATTCATGTTATTTCTTTAAACTCTACAATGAAGTATCATGACTTCTTTTATGAAATACACAATAAAGTATTAGACTTAGCTCCTTCTTGGAGTTTAGCAAACTTTGGAAAGCTAAATGGTTTTTGGCACAACAACGCAGAAGGACATAAACAATTTGCAGCATACCTTAAAAAACACTTGACATAACCTCACATTTTTAGTATAATATACATATGAATATTTTTATACTTGACGAAGATTTAGATAAATGTGCGGAGTATCATGTCGATAAACATATCGTCAAGATGCCGCTTGAGGCAGGACAAATGCTATGCACAGTACATTGGACACAAAAATATGCAGGATACGTACCGCACAGAAAACTCACATCAGAAGAATGGGCATCAGTTTCCATTCAAAAAAAGAATGACCCGAGGGATTTCCCTTATCTCCCTACTATGTATAACCACCCTTGTACCATCTGGGCTAGGAGTTCCAAGTCAAACTATGACTGGCTCTACTGCTATGCCCTTGCCTTGGGAGAGGAATATACCTATCGATATGGCAAGGTGCATAAATCTGTCGAGATGGTATTGGGATTACCACCTATCGACCTCCCAGATATTGGACTTACACCATTTGCCCAAGCAATGCCAGATGATTGCAAACGCGACGACGCTATTGAAGCCTACCGAGAGTTCTACCACAAAGACAAAGCCGTCTTTGCTGATTGGAAGTTTAGGGACAAGCCAGAGTGGTGGGACGAGCAATCAGCAGATTATGAAAACAGGATAAGCAGATAAAAAATAGTTCTTGACATCGCCTTAAATATTTAGTATAATATACAAATGAATAAAGATATAAGAGCATTTCTTAGCAAGTGTCGCGAGGCATATTTCAATGGTCGCCCTACCATACCTGATGAAGTGTATGATAGGCTTGTTGAAAATGTTAATACAGATGAAGTGGGCTCAGCTACAGACAGTCGTTTTAAGCACCCCTTCCAAATGTTCTCACTACAAAAAGTCTTTGCAAACGAAGATAAAGCACCTGACTGGGGCAAAGAAGTTGCAGTCACAACTACTAAGTTAGATGGTGCTGCCGTATCAATTACATATGTTGATGGTATCTTCCACCAAGCCCTTACAAGAGGAGATGGTATTGCAGGACTAGACATTTCAGATAAAATCAAACACATAGTTCCAAAAGTATTAGAAACAGGACAAACAGGATATGCTCTGTTCTCTGGCGTTCGTCAGATTACAGGCGAAGTAGTAGCTCCTAAAACTATCAAAAACAGTAGGAATTATGCAGCTGGTGCTCTTAATCTAAAAGATGTAGACGAGTTCAAATCTCGTGATTTGACCTTTGTTGCATACGGAATTCAACCATACATTGGAGAAAGATGGCTAGAAGATATGAAACTTCTTGACAACTGGTTTAATGTAATATCAATGGGAGACTGGAATGAGTTCCCAAACGATGGTATTGTATTCCGAGTTGATTCATACAGAGCATTTGATAAGTTAGGACACACGTCACACCACCCTAGAGGAGCATATGCATATAAAACCAGAGAGGCAGGCGTAGTAACAAAACTATTAGATGTTGAATGGAACACAGGAAAGAGTGGAGTTGTTGCTCCTATCGGAATCCTAGAGCCAATAGAAATCGGTGGTGCAACTATATCAAGAGCAACATTACATAATATTGCTTTTATAGATGAACTAGGATTAGAAATTGGTTGCAATGTAGAAGTAATTAGAAGTGGAGAAATTATCCCTAAAGTAGTGAGGCGTGTATGATATTATATTTAGAATGGCAATTAGAAAGAGCATATAGGGTATATTGCACAAAAATACCTTTTGGTAGTCCAACTCCTGATATCGAGTTCTTTAGAACAATGATTGAAGAAATGGAAGACCCAGACTACTTTGAACAATTATTAGATGAATGGGAGGGGTTAAATGACGCTCAAAGAGAAACTCATTAAAAAGCAAGAACTGCCTAGTAAGGCGGAGATAGCAGGCTCAAAGCGTTGGTATAAAAGTGCCACCCCGAAACTCACTCTTGACTGGTGGATAAAGTGGACTGCTTCTTTGACTTTGTTGAGTGCTATGATACTACGCGGTGCACAAGTAATGCCTTTTGTAGATTTATGCCTATCCTTCGCAGGTTGCGCAGGCTGGGTTGTAGTATCTATTATGTGGAAAGATAGAGCATTGATTATGTTGAATACAGCTGCTTGTATCATTCTGGGTATGGGGATTCTTCGTGTTGTTGCAGGAGGTTAGTCTCTTGGCATCAGTAGGAAAATACAACGAAACTTACTTTAAGAACCACCCCGAAGAAGCACAGAAAGAAGGAGTGCTATATGGGGTTGTCTTAGTAAATAAAAAGACACACGAAAGAGAAATAATCAAAGTGGGCATCGCAGCTGGTAAAGACTGGCGTCATGTTATTAAGAGAGCAAGAGGCTTTCAGGGTTATGATTTAAGAATTCAGCGAACATGGACTTCTACATTAGAAGAAGTGTTTAATATGGAGCAAATGCTTCATGCTAAGTTTTTAAATGATAAACTTGAACCGTCTCATAAGTTTGGAGGACATACAGAGTGTTTCAAACCTACGAGCAAGATTTTAGAGGAGTTTCCAAAGAAATGGACATGAATAAAACAGACAAACGCAAGTACGTGGAAAGTAGCAAACCACTAGACCAACATAAGTATAAAGGTTGGTATTGGCATTATGAAACTAAAAAGTTCTATAGATGGGACGATTTGCCGAATGAAAGTACATAGAGTAGGATATACATATTTTTCAATAGTAGAAAACATACTGCGTCCAGAACAATGTGACGCGCTTATAGAAACAGTAGCTGAATGGAAACAAACTAACGTCCCAGCGGGTTCTTATGAAGGTTGGAAAACAGGTGTATTAAATAGACAAGTTGGAAATCCAACTTCGGAGTACTTGCATTTATTTGACGAACACTTGCAAACATTTAATTGGTCAACTTATAGATTTAATTTACTTATGGAACAAAAGACTCATTTCTGTAATAGATATGAGGTAGGACATGAGTTAGGTTGGCACAGAGACGAAGATGAATCAATAGAAGATTTATTTAGAAGGACGCCAGCAAAAAGAATATCGGTAAGTATATTTCTAAACGATAACTTTAAGGGAGGCGAGTTTATAATTGATGGAGTTGACGCTTGGAGGGCAAAGAAAGGTATGGCTATCTTCTTTCCCTCAGGAAAGCTTCACAGGGCTGCTCCAGTAACAGAAGGAGTTAAATATAATTATACTATAATGCAGAAAGGAGAACGAGGTGCATAGACTATGGAGACTATGGGCTCAATCATTAGGAGAAAAAGTAGGTGAAACAGATGAAGAAGCCAATGTGGTCGCAACTATGCGATCTATTATTGTTTTGGTTAATTTCTTTACCTGTTTTATTATTATTGCGGGAGTTGTTCATCATTGGTAATTAAAGGTATTTCAGAGGGGTTTCATGACGCCTCAGTCGCATTAGTAGAAGATAACAAGATATTGTGGGCTAAACACGCAGAGAGATTGACAAGAAAAAAGAATGATTCAGTCAACCCACTCCATCTAAGAAATGCAGACGCAGATATATCGGTTTTTTACGAAAATGTACCGCTAAAGAACGAAAGACGTATAGCACATTCACAAGTCCCTGTTTCAACAAAAATTTTTGATGATTGTGATTATTACTGTAATCATCACGAAAGCCACGCAACAGGAGCGTATTATACTTCGCCTTTTACCGAGGACGCGGTTTGTCTCGTGATAGACGCGATAGGAGAATGGACAACCAGCAGTATTTGGCAAGTAAAAGATAAAAAATTCAAGAAAGTTTTTGAAAAAATATATCCACAAAGTATTGGCCTGTTCTACTCAGCAATTACCAAACGTATCGGTTTGAAACCCAATGAAGATGAATACATAACTATGGGAATGGCGGCATACGGTAATGTTAGTGTAGATATGACATGGTGCTTTAATGAGTGGGCAAACTGGCACAAAGGTTTCAGTTTAGAAGATTTCAAGGGAGAACACCCATACGATATAGCCGCAAGTGCCCAGGCACACGCAGAGTTAGAAATCGAAAAGTTAGTAGGATTAGCCGCTAACTGGGGGACAAATTTATGCTACGCAGGTGGAGTCGCACTCAACTGTGTAGCCAATAGTAAAATACTACACCACTATTTTAAGAATGTTTGGATTTACCCAAATCCAGGCGACGCTGGTAGTAGTTTAGGTGCGGCACTATGGAAAAGCAAGAAGCATGTAGAGTACAGTCCTTATCTAGGAACCGATATTCAACATCATGTTAATCCTAAAATAGTAGTAACACAATTATTAAAACATCAAGTAGTAGGAGTAGCAAATGGGAAAGCGGAGTTTGGGCCCCGAGCATTGGGCAATCGTAGTTTACTTGGCGATGTGCGTGTTGATATTAAGCGCAGAGTCAATAAGATTAAAAAACGCCAACAATTTAGACCCTTTGCACCTGCAATACTATCAGAGTTTGCAGATGAATATTTTGAGGGAATAACAAATCCTTATATGCAGTATGTATCTAAAGCAAAACATGATTACAAATCTGTAGTTCATGTTGACGGAACAAGTAGAGTACAGACTGTAGAGCCCGATTGCCCCAGCATACTACGACAGATATTAGAAGAATATTACGAACGAACAGGAGTTCCAATGCTATTGAATACAAGTCTGAATATAAAAGGACAACCAATAGTAGATAATTGGGCAGACGCTGTTGCGTTTGAAAAGAAGTATGGAGTACAAGTATTTTGACGATTTTATTCGCTGGTTGTAGTTTCACCAATGGAATGGAACTAGAAAACAAAAAAGTAGACAGGTTTAGTAACATTGTCTCACGTGAACTCGGAGTCCTAGAATGGAACGAGGGAAAAGTAGGTGCTGGAAACGATTATATCCAGAGAGTAGTACAAAATGCAGTAATCGGACATAAACGATACTGGAGTACAGAATTGCAAAGTATAAAAAAAGTAAGACATACAGGTACAGTTACAGATAAAGCAAACATTGATAAGAGAGATAGAAACAATCTTACAGAAGCTTTAGATCCTTATGCACTATTTCCTGCAGAAAAGGTAGGGCATGTACATTACGGACAACAGTTTCAAAAAAGTAGAGAGTATGAAAAAGAAGGCTGGCCCGAGTTAGTAGTATGTATGTGGTCAGGTATAAATCGACTAGAAAATTTAAGATTATCAAATTTGACAGGAGATTGGAGTTGGTGTGTAAGTGCATGGAATAGATTTGCTTTAGAGCCCAAAACTTATAAAGCAAAAAGAACAAGTACAGTTTACATAGACCAACAGTACGAGCCTGGCGAAGATAACTTCATGCGAGGCTACATGATGCGTATTAGAAACGCACACTATAATTTACGTTTGACTCTAGGTAATATGATGGCGGTAAAATATATGCTGAAGGCAAAAGGCATACCGCAACTACATTATCTTTATTCAGGCGGACAGTATAAACCTCTACTATTCTTATTAGATGAGCCTGTTTATGAGAATACAAATAATTGGTGGGATTCACTTGATATAGACCGAAAGACAGCCGTAGCAGAATTGCCATGGCTAGAGTCCGAAGGCTTCTATGACCAAGCATTGAGACTAAAACAAGCAATTGGACCAAGAGACCACCCACTAGAAGAGGCTCATGCCAGTATGGCAGAAAGAATATTAGGAGATATTAAGAAAAATGGATTACTTAAATAAATTCATAAAACGAATTAAAACATGGTGGTTTGAGTGGCAGTTGAGATTACACTACCGCCCTGACACCTATGTATATGAAGATGAAGAAAATTTCGAACCTATCGAAGAAAGTCAGGATTCAAAAAATAGTTCTTGACAAATGGTGAAATTTCATCTATAATATACAATATAAATAAAAAAGAGAGAGAATCGAATTGAGCCAAATTTTACCACCCACTAACTGTCCTTCTTGTGATGCGACATTAGAGTTTGTTAATGACTTACTTTATTGTTTCAACAAGATGTGCCCAGCTCAGTGGAGTAAAAAACTAGAGCATTTCGGTAAGTCTCTCAAAATCAAAGGTCTCGGCCCAGCTACTTTACAGAAGTTGGAACTCGATGACTACCCAGAGCTGTATGAGCTTACTGTACAGGATATATCCAGCAGACTAGGCTCGGAGAAGATGGCAGACAAGTTAGTTACTGAAATTGAGAAGTCAAAATCAGTTGATTTACAAACCTTGTTGCCAGCTTTCTCCATTCCACTTTTCGGTCGGTCAGCTTCTCAAAAATTATGCGAGAAAATTTCGAAACTCGAAGAAATTTCAGAGAAAAGTTGTACTGAAGCGGGTATTGGCCCAAAAGCCACAGCAAACCTTCTAACTTGGTTAGATGAAGAATTTTACCCAAACGAATACGATTCAAACCTACCCTTTACTTTTTCGGCAACGAAAACAGTACAAAGGGAAATTCTAGGGACAGTCTGTATTTCAGGTAGACTCAATTCATATCCAACAAAGGCTCGTGCTGCAGAGGCTCTGGAAACTCACGGCTATGCCGTGAAGAATAGTCTGACAAAGGATTGTACTCATTTAATCAATGAGTCAGGAATTGAGTCAGCCAAAACGCAGACTGCTCGGGAACGAGGAGTCATTATTATAACAGATATAGCTAATTTAATTGGAGAATAAAAATGGCATTACCTAAATGGACAGATGAGAGAACATCATCTCTCGAGAACTTTGTAGGTTCTGAAAGCCCTGTTTCCCAAGCTACTGTTGCTAACGCAGCAGAAGAACTTGAAACTTCAGTAAGAAGTGTAAGTTCTAAACTTAGGAAAATGGGTTATGATGTAGAGCTAGCTTCTAGCTCAAACACAAAATCTTTCTCAGACGAGCAAGAAGCTACTTTAAGTAACTTCGTAACTGACAATTCAGGTCAGTACACTTATGCTGAGATCGCATCTAACTTTGAAGGCGGAGCATTTAGTGCTAAGTCAATTCAAGGAAAAATCCTTTCAATGCAACTAACAGAGCATGTTAAACCTGCTCCTAAAGTTGAGTCTGTAAAAACTTACAGCGAAGACGAAGAAGCAACATTTATCGGAATGGTAAATGACGGTTCTTTCATTGAAGAGATTGCTGAATCTCTTGGTAAGAGTGTAAACTCTATCAGAGGTAAAGCTCTTTCATTACTTAGAGCTGGCGAAATAAACGCTATACCTAAGCAGAAAGAAACTAAAGGTTCAGGCAAAGCAGATCCTTTAGCTGACTTAGAGATTGACGACATGACTGTTGAATCAATCGCTGATGAAATCGGTAAAACTGTAAGGGGTGTAAAAACCATGCTTACAAGACGTGGTTTAGTTTGCGCTGACTACGACGGTTCAGCTAGAAAAGAAAGAGTTCAATAAGAACGTTCTATTTGTCAAGATGGTAGGGGTGGAAACGCCCCTACTTTTTCTTGGGAGAGACAATGACAGTAGAAAGCGCTTTATTAAAACAACTTTTATCGCAAGGAGATTTCGAGACTTGGAATCGCCTACAGGTGCATTATTTACCTGACGGCGAATATCAAAAGATTTGGAAGGTCGTGGATAAACACGTCCATAAGTTTCATGCATTACCCTCTTTTGAGGATTTAAAGTATGAGATTAGGTCAAGAGAACTTCAAGAGAAAATTTTTGCGATAGAAGCTGTAGAGACAGATGTCCCAGCGTATGAACTACTAGAATATCTCAAAGATTCATTCACTCAGAATGAAATCTTATCCAAAATAGAAACATATATTGACGAAACAATCTCCATTGCAGATGCAAAGGAGAATATCGACTATTTGCAAGAAATGGTCGTACAAGTTCAGGATAGAGTTAACACAGCCGACGATGCCGATACAATGGACATGGTTGAGTTATTCGATTCTGAAGAAGATTTAGCTAAGTATCTTCCTCTTGGGTTAAACCAAGACTATGATATAAGCTATCAATTCTCTCCCAAAGACTTGGTCATTGTGGGGGCGCAACGAGGTCACGGAAAGTCCTTTACTTGCTGTAATATGGCAGTTAATGCCCAGCAAATGGGACGTTCCGTGCTTTATTTCACAATCGAGATGGATCAGCGACCCATTCTGCAAAGAATGTGTGCTATGTCCACAGGAGTTCCACTAGGTAGACTAATTAAACGAAACCTCTATGAAAAAGAGTGGAATCGTATTGGTGACTGGTGGGCAGACCGCTTTGAAGGTGGTCACGATATCCTCACACAACATAATGTGAGTGAGGATTTCGATAAGTTCCATTATGAACTCTCTCGTAAATGTGAATTAAAGAAGGAGGCTCAATTGGACGTATTTTACGACCCTAGCTTGACTCTTGCTAAGATTATTAGTACAGTTAGGCAAAAGAAAGTAGAATATCCCGATTTGGGTATGGTAATCGTAGATTATCTGAACCAAGTACGTCGTCACAATGCACCTAGTCGCTCAGGTCAGTATGAATGGACAGAACAAATCGAAATATCTAAAGGTTTGAAGGCACTAGCCCAAGACCAGCATGTTATGGTTATATCTGCCTTCCAAACAAACCCAAAAGGAGAGGTAAGATTCTCAAAAGGTATCGAAGATGCAGTAGATGCCTCATATACACTAGAACATTGGGGTAAAGAAGAAAATGCAATCAAGTTCAAGTGTAATAAAATGCGTTCAGGTGAGATGAAGTCGTTTATTTCAGAGATTGACTGGGAAACCTTGAAGATTGGACCACAATCTGCAATGGATCCTGATGAAAAAGCTGATTTAAAAGAACAAATGAACACAGGAGAAGATTACAATGATTTATGACCAAGATTATAAAGCATTTCAATGGACAACGTTTGCTTGTGATATAGATGACAAGTTTTACTCCTACTTTTCGGAAGGAGTCGCAGACGGGGGCGGCGCCGAAGGCTGGCTTAGACATAATGCTAAAAGAATTTACTTACGCGCATATGTCTTTTGTGATTCAGTTCTAACACGACACAATAGTGGGCACATGGGGTTTAAAGACCCAGTAATAATATGGTCAGATTGGCATCAAAAAAGATTTTCTATACACCCTGGCAAAAACAGAGTAGTATTAAAAATGTTATTACCAGAAGTAAGAATGGTTGGTTGGATTATGGACAACTCTGCTATTCTTAGTCGTAATAAGTATAATAATATTTTTAATAATGTTCAACCTCTAGCAAGAGGAGCAGACAATAATAGGCAGGTGAAGTGGCAAACTCAACATAGAACTGTAAAAGGCGAAGACCAATATCATATGGCATTACTCAATGATACTTATTTAGGAAGTCATGAACATGACACCCCTAAAAGACGAGACCAGTGGGCTAAGTTATGTGAGACTAGAGGTTTTGGCTGTTATGTTGATAACCGCTTCTTTTATAATATAGGTAATCCCCAAGCTAATTATCGTTTTGATAATGTAGCAGGGATATACCAAGTGTTCTTGCATCATTTCTTTGATTTCCCTTTCAGTAAGTGGGAAACACACCATTTTCAGGAGATATAAATGGACTACAATACACATTTACTAATTATTGCAATGGAAGAAGCTGGAGAGTTTATTCAAGCTTGTTCTAAAGTATACCGACATAATGGAGGCGACCACGAAGTAAGGTGCTTATCAGAAGAAGTTGGAGATGTACAAGCACTAATAAATTTATTAACAGAAAAAGGTTTAATAGATTTAAATGTAGCTAACACCAAACGAATAGCAAGAGAACAAAAATTAAGAGGAGCGACAATAGATTTACCTAATCACTCCTTAGGAGAAGAAAATGAAGGCTGGTAAAATATGGGGACAGACAGAACTAATACATGCAAATGGAGTTCTAGAGTTCCACAGAATAGAATATAAAGCTGGAAAGCAATGCTCGGAACATCTACACGAGTTTAAATGGAATGGGTTTTATGTAGAAAGTGGCAAGATGATGATACGAGTCTGGCAGAACGACTACGACCTAGTAGATGAAACAATACTAGGCCCAGGCGACTTTACACAAGTAAAGCCAGGAGTTATGCATCAATTTGTTGGTCTGGAGGCAGGCGTTGCATTTGAACTCTATTGGGCAGAATTTAATCACAATGACATAAAAAGGAGAAGTGTCGGTGGGAACATCAAACCCTAATGTAATGTATGTAGATTACAAAATGTGGTACAACAAAGAAACAGGAGTAATAACACTAGATGAAGAAATGAATTTAGATATACCAAACGGTAAAAAGTTTGAGTTCAAAAATAATCAGTTTACTCCTATTGAAGATGACTGGGACGAAAAACGTATGGATATCATTGGTCAGAATGGAAATAATGGAGAACATTATAAGTGGACATATAACACTTATACTGATGCGTATGAAACTGACTATACGATAAAAAATACTGAGTCCAGTTTAATGGGAATTTTATATGAAAATAAAGAAGATTAGTAAAGTTAACCCGGTAGCTAAATACTCCCGTAATAAATCAGGAGCGGGCTACCACAAAGACAAAACTAAATATAACAGGAAAAATAAAATGTGCGGTGGATTTACAGGAGAGCATGAAGAAACAGTTGCTCAAAAATTAGATAGATTAGTCTTATTAGAAAAAATGCAAGAAAATTGTAATAGTCCTTCTCTTTGGTTTTCGTATGAAGAAGAAATCATACAAATCAAGGAGGATTTACAAGATGTTGATTTTTGACAAAAAGATATTAAGAAAGAAGTCTTTGCCATGGAAAGGCACAGACGAAGAACTAGAAAAGTTAGTGGACGACATGGGTGAAACTATGGAAGAAAACAAAGGCATAGGTATATCTGCAATACAGATAGGAGTACCTGTACGAGTGTTTCTTGCAGAGTATAAGCTTTTTGTAAATCCACAAATAGTAAGTAGAAGTCCTTACGTGAAGAAGCATTGGGAATCTTGTTTAAGTTGTCCAGGCGTTACTGTAAGAACTAAAAGACACCACAAGGTCACTCTTAGGTATGACACGGTCGAAGAGGGCAAGTGGGTAAACAAAGAAGAAACATTTAAAGATTGGAGTGCAGTCGTAGTTCAACACGAATTTGACCACTTAAATGGATTTTTAATAGAAGATAGAGGTAAAGCGTATCATGCGAACAATTAGAAAATTTATAATGTGGGTAGTAAACTGTTGGAGATTAGTTATGGACAACAGATATAACCCATTAAAGTATATACCTGACCCAAGTTTACAAATGTATTTCACATTAGTATTATTTACTATGTGGAGTTTTTACTTTGGGTTTGTAGCAACATACTATATGGGTTGGTTAGGATATAACACATTAACTAGCCTCATAGTACATTTTGCAGTAATTATACCTGTTGCATTTACAAATGCAGTATTTATAGACGCAGAAAGAGATGGTGCAAACTGGCTAAAGAGTTGGAAAGAGGACGTAAGAAAAAGTAAACTTTTTCCAAGAAAGAAAAATGCAGTAAAATGGGATTTAGATAGGGAGGCATAATGGCAGCAGATAGAATCAGTAGAGGTACTGCGGAGCTGATACCATTGCCTCCGCATACCTGGTATGTGAGAAGCATAGAACAGTTGTTAAATCAACCAAAAGTAAAAGAAAACATACATAAAGTTCCTTTGAATGAGCCCCTAATGGAGTCATTGAGGGAGCATGGTATGGCAGCTCCTATATTAGTAATGCCTAATTGGTACCCAATTGCAGGTAGTCAAAGATTGAGAGCATTACACGAGATAGTAAATAACACATCAGCTACAGATAGAGATTGGGCAATCGGACAGCAGGAAGTAAGAGTTTGCCGAATAAAGAAAGAGTACTGGCTATTGTGGTATTTATGGGGAGACAAAGAGTTTAGAGATAAGGCAGTCGCAGTCTACTTTCAAATGCTAGAATTAGTATGGAAGTCACGATATTACGAAGATGAGGTAGACCCAAGCGGTGTTCCAATGACTGATTTTGAAAAGTTAGGAGACGAACTAGACTGGAAACACAAAAGTACTCTTGGAATTGAAAGAATTAAATCAATGGAAGAAAAAAATAATACTTGACACAAGGTTAAAATTCCTGTATAATATATAATATAGAAAAATGATAGCAATAGATTTATTAAAAGAAAAGGGATTACCATTTACTGTCAAAGGACAGGACGCTATCATATCATGCCTAAATCCTGAGCATGATGACACGAACCCAAGCCTTAGAGTAGACAAAGTAACAGGCATGATGCATTGCTTTTCATGTGGGTTCAAAGGTAACTTATTTACACACTTCGGTGCACCAGAGAGTCCACTAGAAGTCAGATTACACAGAATTAAAGACAAGATTGCAAAGACGAGAAGTCAAACCATAGGTATTCAACTCCCAGAAGACCGTATCGAATGGAAAGGTGGTCCGTACAGAAATATCAGCGAGGAAACCCTCAAG